TTATTTACATTTTGGGGAGGTCTATATGCTTGTAAAAGTTCTGCAAACTGTGGGTGATTTCTATATTTTGCAGCAAATTTAGACTGTTCAGGTCCAAAGCCATAACTTTCAAATTCTTTTTCCGCTTCTGCTTGTTGTAACTTATCTAACTTTGCATCAACAAGAGCATTGATGCCTGTTCCAACTGCGCGCCCAAAAGAAGCAGATCCAGAATCTTTAACAGGCCCAGTTCCAAGAAATGCCATAATCTTCTCCTATAGAAAATAAGGTATAGTTTTAGCGATATTGGCAGCGTTCTGTTGAATGCTTCCCCATAAACCCTCAGTTCCTGGTCTTCGCTCAATATCAAATTGTGGGGTCAATCCCAGTTGTGATTGCTGTAAGCCAAATTGTTTATTTTGTTGTCCATATCGTACTTTTTGTGCATTAAGCATAGCCGATAAGCCCGATGCACCTTGAGAAAGTCGTTGGTGAAAATCAGGAGATGATAAGGCTCCCCCTCCTGAGTTGGTAAATTGTCGTTTGATACCAGGAAGAATATTTTGATTAAAATCATTCATAGTTTCTTGTCTTAATGGTTCAAATCCTTCATAGGGATTCTGCATATTCCACTGTCCTGATGAAAGTAGTTGAGACAATGCATCCATTCCCTGTGGGCCAAATTTATTGAATTGGTTATATGATTCAGGAGTTCCAAAAAGAAACTCTTGCAACATACTAAACCAATCTTGATCACCACCCGGAGCAGGAAGATTGGAAACCGGGTTATATTGCCCGTACTGTTGTTGCTGGCCATACTGCTGTTGGCCATAACTTGGTTGATTATAATTTTGATATTGAGGAGCTATAGCCATGTTTTTTCCTTAATTTTTTAGAAACTCAACCACGATGTAAGTTACATTGAACGTTATTCCCGTATGGTTGGTTACCGTTATTTGAGTAGCATTTCCTATTATTTCTATATTATTACCAACCCCCGAAGAATCAAAGGGATAATAATTAAAACCCACCGTATCATTGCCCACCCCGTACATACGAGTAAACGTTAAGGGGTTTCCAACGATATTATGATTAAACGAAGTAATACCGGGTGGCAAATTGATATAAAAAGCCTTCCTGAAATCAGAACGAGGCTTGTCATTAACGGAAGTAACGAGATTGAACCAGCCTTGTCCATTAACAAACTCAGTGAGAGTATACAGTCCCGAATCCTTTGCATTCAGTGAGAGCGCTATATTGTTCACGTTCTGATAGAGAACGACCAGTATCTGTTTTAATTCGTCACTGATATTAGAAGCGTTAATAGAATCATACACCGTAGTTGTGGGTATATATAAACCAGTATTAGTCGATTGTTGTGGAATATATGCCATTTTATCCTCTCATTCTGCTTGATGATTTCTGTGCAAAGAATGTCATCGCATGCATTTGGAAGTCTACGAATGCAGGGCCACTATATACACCGGGAGATGTTTGTATTACTTGCAACATTTGTGCATCATTCAGATACAGTCTTAGTTGTATAAATTCTCCATCCGCTTGAATGTACATCGGGTGAACTAAACGTGACTGAAACGCCTCAAAGGGAACATCAGGATAGGGGAATGTTTCAAGTACACCGGTTCCCATAATAGTATTAGTTTCAATAGCTGCCTCAGTCATTGATAGATCGTTAGTAGATACATAGTAATCAACAGCGATTTGTCCTTGAGATGGAATTGGCGATGCATCTACTTGGAAATCGATTTCTGAAACCGCTACGTTACTGCCATCTTTAAGGTAAAAGTTGAATTCTTTAGTGAGAATATCAAGCCTTGATACTCTTCTTATTGTGCCACCACCTGAATATACTCCAGTAAATGTAGTTCCAAAGACAAAAGTATTTTGCAATGGGACAAGTTCTATTTCTACCGTTGTATTATTAAGCGAAGTGAGTGTTCCCGTTCCCGTTATGCCCTCAAGGTATATAAAATCACCTGCTCTTAGATTGTTATCAATAACCGTTACCGTCGCAAATCCTGCGGCAACTACTATATCAGTTATTTGTAATGCGGGAGCATTGCGGGGAATGTCCCGCTCAATAAAGAATGTCCATCCCTCTTGATTACCCGCTATAACCTTTTGAAAGTCCTGATCAACCTGTCCCGATCCCCACGTAATTTGAGCTGCCCATGTCACGGTGGTAGATGACCACAGTATTCCCGATTGAGGATAAAAATACCCAAAACAAGTGATGGAATCATCATTAAATGACCATGTATTTGTTTTGTAGTTGTAGGCAAGAATTTTGGTAGGGTATGGTTGTGCAGCGCTAGAATCTTGATTGGGAAAGGCCCAATAGACCATCTCAGTAAAATAATCTCTTATCCCATATACTCGCTGCGTCCCAAAATTCTGATTACTTATATTGAATACCTCTTCGGGTATGTCAGTATCTATCCTATCCACATTAGTACCGGTACAAGCATGTATGCCATTTTGAGCTATCCCAAGAGCAACCTTATCAAACGGAACCACAGAGAATGTACCTTCAGCACCCAGTTCAGTATTAATCTGTTGAAACTGAAAGGGATAAATATCATTACCCGTATAAACAAATTCCCATGTACATTTTTCTAGGTAAAGAATGAGTCGGTCTTTAACAAACTCAGACGTTATTATTGCTTGATTTATAGGACAATCTCTACCTGTTCCTTTACCGGGAATATCTTCACGCCATGCATCAGGATCAGTGGGATCGCCTTCAGTTGGCCACCGTGCTCTGAAGGGATAATTTACAAGATTTGGTGTTGAAGCTGGTTGAAATTCCCAAATATTGAAAGCCACTAATCTATTCTTAAAGGGAACAAGCATTTGAGCCGACTGAAGATAATTTGTAGCATTTATTGGGGGCCTAAAGAAGAACCAAGTTGGTACTCCTGCTACCAGAAGCAAATACCGCATCTGTTCATTTTGATTGAAATTAGTGACATATAATGCTCTTTGTGCTGCATCGGCATTTCCGTAATTAGCGCCCCAGAAGAATTGTGAATTCGAGCCTGCCCATATTGATGCTCCCGCATTACCTACACCTTCTCCCGTTATGCGATCCCAGCCGATCCCGGTTGTGTACAGATATGAAAAGCGAGTATCAAATGCAACGGTAATATCATCATTAACAATATCCTGCTCCCACGAGATAAGTCCCATAACGGGCAATGCAGGATAGAAGTAAATGTTCGTGGTTGTTGGAACTGGATTACCTAATGAATCATTAACTCCTGCAAAGACAAAAGTTCCCGCTGCAGTATCGAAAGTTGCTGTGGTTGCAGTACCGTTGGCTACCAATAGATTTCCATCCGCAATGTTGACCGTGAACAGAACATCAGCGACTGAGAACATCTGTCCAATCGCACCTATTAGGGTTGGGATTGGCAATGTTAATGGTGTTGCTAAGGTGCCAACTGACATACGCAACCGTGTTGATTGTTGTGTTGCACTAAGCCATTCTGATCCAAATCTTTTTCTCACACGGCCACGCCATACATAACCATTATCACATCGCGCGAATGCCTGATCTGGGATCAGGTACGGCTTTACATCATTTTGCAAACCGGAATTTTTATCGAAAGGTCCGATGAAAAATCTGTCCATTGGCATATTAGTATCCTATGGCTATATAGGTTCCAAATACTGATCCAGTAACTGATCCACGGGCTAAAAAATTAGTGAGAGTTAGATTGGTTGAGCATACATATTGCTGAATTTGAGTAGAGCCAGCAGTAACACTCAATATGGCATTTGGAAATGCAATAGGAAATGTCACAGTCACATTGCTTGATGATGCACTGTTGAAATATCCCCATTGAAGAATGATACCTGAAGGCAAATAGGCGTATCCTGGTTGCGCATAATTCGATGCCGTTATTGGTACCGGTGTATCATTATTTTGATTGAGATATATGTCATTTACTGAGGTTACCGGATTAATAAATGAATAAAGAATATTAGCATTAGCAACACCGGCTGGTGCAGATGATTGGTTTATGAGTGTTACTTTATTGTGATACCCGGCGTTAGTAGTATTAAATGTAGCATGGTCTACCGCAAATACTGAGTCTATGGTAGTAAAATTGGCCAATATTAATGGCTGCGTAACTGCCAGTGTTTGATTTGATTGGGGAACTAAATTTAGTGCCATCGTTTTCCTTTATTTAATATGGCCAACTATTCCACCAAGCATTCCAGCCGGAGGCAATTCCATTATTCGTGTAGATAGTAATACTTCTTTGATTGGTATATTGTTCCATGGATGTTGATAGTACCAAAGATTGTTGATTGAGAAATTCAGGCATAATCATATTCACTGAATCATAATCTCTTCTATCCTGGAATATCTTTATTGCAGCTCCCATGGCTATATATTGCCACCATTGTTTAATAAGCGGATTGTCTGTGGTCTCAAAGAACTGCGTTGGGACCATGTTGGCTTCAACCTGCACTACGTATGCTTTATCGGGAACCGGTCTGAAAACAAATTGGTTATCGTAATAAAGTACCGTTGTTGGTAATCCGGGAACATAATAAATTGCTTCAGACCATACCGGATTCCCTTGAGGAGGAACTGATACGGCTGTATTGCTTGGAAATGTAGCCGTAAATGCACCGGTGACATAATTAACTTGTCCGTATGGGGAAGGTAACGTTTGAGGCACGCCCGGAACTCCTAAAGCACCGGTAGTATTAGACACAGGATAATCTATAAGTATCATATCGTTGCCATTGGCATCTTGGCACGTAAACAACACACTTCCCTGCAGAACATGAGGGATAGCCGTGGAGAAGTTGCTTGGTTGATTTACCGGTGGTGGTAAAACTCCTGCAAAGGGACCCTGTGTTCCATTACCAAAGAATCCTGTTTGTTGTACAAAATTAGTCTGAGGCCAATTGCCATAAAAGACGGTACGATCTTGCGTGAAAAATGCTTGAACGCCCGCAATATAAACGGGTGGATGTACCGCAGTGTATTTATTTTGAAAATCGTTGAGTGGGTCATTGGCAATATTATTGGTCTTATATACATCAACTCCTGGCTGTGTATAAAAAGTTAACACAGTACGCAGAGAGAACATCTTCTGAGCAGTTGGAAAGTCATTGGTATAGAAAGTGTTTATGTACTGATTAAGATCATTATCACTCAGTTGAGCCAAGGAAGGAGAGCCGGTGATGCGCCGTACTTTCTGCTGTATATTGCTCAACATTGAACCAACGGGTAGAACTGGCATACCATCTCCTAAAATAATGGCATTAAAATATTTCTAAAAGCGCTATCAAGGTGCTCTGTTTCCTCACCAACGGGTACTACCTGAGCCGGTGTTACGGTATCAGATGAAGGAGCCACAAACGTGTCAAAAGCCGTAGTATCTATATCTATGGTAAAGGTAGTAGGGCTTGTGACTATTATGGCTCCCTTGAGATAATTAGCTTGTTTCATGCCGCAGTAAGGAGGGATATAAAGCCGTACAATTGCACCGGTTAAATAATTGTTAGCAAATGTAGTTGTAACGAGAGCAGGAAAAGCGTTCGTTATTGATGCAATTTGAGATATAGCGGGGATTTGGTACGGATTTGGTAAAGCTCCAAGTACTGGGTTTGCCATGATCAATCCTATCGATATGCTACTTCAATTACTTCATTATTAGCATTAAGATCATCATCCATAAATTCAAGTGATTTGAATTCACAACGATGATCCTTGCTTACAGCATACATTTTGGCATATGTATCCTGAGTGCCACCGATATCTGCCTGTATAGGCATATCAGTAACTCCCTTTAATCCATCGAGTCTTTTATATTCGGTATAAAAACAATTCTTATTAAGATGGCGCACAACCATGCGTGGTAGTCGATAGCGTTTACCATCAGTAAGAATATATTCTTTAAAACCATCCTCTTCATATTTCCCAAATCTGAATTTAAGAGTTTGGCCGCGTTTATTTTTATATTCAAAGATTCCCGTAACCATTTCGAGGTCACGTTCTTTTTGTGTTTCTACTTTTTTTTGAGCTTCTGCTTTAGATAATTTCTTGCCTGGTTCAGGTTGTTTGAATGTAAGTTCTGACATAATTCTCCCTTGAGAAAGGGGGTTTTTAGGCCCCCTTATTTATTAAAAACCGTTAAATGACTTACCAGCAACCCAGTAAATAACGTCATTTGTTTGACCAGCGGGGCTATTAACACCAGCAGCCAAAGAAATTCCGATAAATCCGAGGTTGTTTTCAGCATCTTGGAACGGATTAACATTAGATAAGTTAGCTTGTGCAGTATTTTCACCAACCGGCACGATTTGTGCAGGAGTGAAAGCACCATTAGTGGTTAACGGCCATGCAAAAGTACCTAAAGCGGATGAATCATAAGCAACAGTAATAGTATTGGTCACTCCATCTGCATCAGCAGTGTTGATAGCAATAATATTGGCTTGTACTTGATTCAATGCTGGCATTCCAAATGCTGCTGAAGTAACGGTTGGTATCAAGAAACGAATTGCTTGGCCAACGGTGTAATTGTGAGTTACGGTCATGGTTACTTGAGTAGCATTTGCTCCATTTACTACCACCGTACGAATCTTTGAGATGACTCGGGTTGGCGGATAGAAGTATGGATCATATGGAATAATACGGTAATTGCCGGAAGTACCCGCTACAATTGCGCGCATAAATGCAAGGCTAAAGCTGGTATTAGAAGTAATGTTACCAACCGTGAAATCTAATCCACCAAGTTGTTGTGCGCCCGCCACGTTAAAGAGACGAACTACACTACCTACGTTCAATCCAGCAGTAGAGCCGGTTGAAACGAGAGGAGGATTAGCATTTGATATAGCAGAAAGTGCTACTAAAGCACCAGGATTATTAACGGTATTATTAATGAGGGTAAATCCACCCGAGGTAAGCCATACGGTATTCACCGCAGTGCTTCCCGCATTAGATTGATACTCAATACCGGTACCAGGAGCCATGCCTAATTGCCAATAAAATTCATAACCGGTTGAAGCAGAGCCTGCCGCAATCTGTGTTTGGTTATAAACTTTTATCCAATCGATACCTTCGCGAATTTGAAGGATTTGCGCATTACCCGTTGAGGTGAATACACCTTGATTAGTTCCAGAAAAAACAACACTCATGTGATCTCCTTATAAGCTGCAACGCATTTGAACGATCCAGAGGTCATTGTATACGCGTGAAACTTCAGCCATCGTATAACCAATGGAAACATTTTGCATGAGCGGATCAGAGAATTCAGGTCCGAGATAAATGATTCGAGAACTAAAATTATCTTGATACACACAGCCATAAGCTTCCATAGCACACACCGGTACTGAATATTCATTGAGACCTGAATTGGTAGCGTTCGGGAAAACAATACCTTGTGAAGATAGGAAAAAACGACAGTTTTGGACGACGCCCCATTCTGCGCCCACTTTTGAAGTAGCAGCACTCAATCTATTACTTTCAGCTCGCGCTTACTGACCATTTACATGGCGGGAAAACCACTTCGGATTCTCCTCTTCCAATTACTTGGAAGTTTAGACTATGACACACCAAAGAATTTATCCTTGGTTCTCTGAATTTAGTCGTTGCGGGTGATAATTTAAAATGATAATATGTAACTATACTATACATTTTATATGGAGAATTATGGAATATTTTGCAGGCATGTTTGATGCTGAAGGTTGGGTTACTCTTTGTCATGATGGCAAGTTTCAAGTAGCCATTGAAATGACTAATGAAGAAATGATCAATCTTTTTCAATCTACTTTTAAAGGACAAATTTATGTCCGAAAAAGAGATAATAGAAAAAAGACATTTTCTTGGCGACAAGATCCAGGAACAGAATGCATTATTAATTTTATAGATCAAATTGCACCCTATACAAAGGTAAAAACCAATCAATTGCTTCAATTGAGAACATATCTTAATCAATCTCGTGCCGATAGAAGAATAAATCGATCCGATTTTGTTAAAGCTATTTCTATTCTTAAAAAACCTCATCCATATGAAAAAGAACAGATTAAAGTTCCAACTATCATTACTCCTGACGAATCTTTCTTTAAATGGTTCGCAGGATTCATTGATGGTGACGGAAACTTTACTGTCTTTGAATATCAAAATGGCCCAATTAGAACTTTTGATTCTTGGATAGGTGCTTTTAATATTCATGCGGAACCTATTATTTATATAAAAGAACGCATTATGGGAAGCGTCTCTCAATATAAAGGTTGTAAGTTCCCTATATGGAAATGGGTTTGCAATCAAGCAAATAGTAAATTTGTTTGTGAATCTCTTGAACCACATCTTATAATCAAAAAAGAGCAGTGCAATCTTGTTAGTCAGTATTTGAATATACATGCCAAAAAGATCAAGGGAGTTCCTTATTCTGATCATACTGTTACGATTATTCGAGATATCATAAAACAAATTAAACATCATAATTCTCTTTAATTACCTTCCCTCAAGTTATCCTAATGCAGGACTTTCTTGAAAATTATCAGAGATTTTAATACCCCAGTTGAATTTAGGGTAGTTCCATTTCGATGTGAAGCCATTCAAATTTGACAATGGCTTGCTTAAATCAGTATGACCAAAGGCTACAAATGCATCGGGCACTGGAGCTGTCCCAAAGCGATCTTCACCGATTTGAGATTCAAGGATCATATTACCATCAGCAGACATCAATGCTGCGACAACGGTCTGTACATCTGACAGTGACAAGTTAGTTGGCTGATCACCATTATTACCACCGGTGCAGTAGTACATAGAAGCTGACGCTGCTAAAGCATCGCGAGTCAACTGATCTTCGGTCATACGGAGTGACAATCCCATCAACTGAGATACTTCTGCTAATACCATGTCCTGGTTTTGAAGAAATACTCTTTGATTAATTGCACTATATAACCCGTAAAAACTGACCGTTGCATCTATGTCGGTTCTATTGAGCGGTGTACTTGGAATTGGTGCGCCATCAGGTGAAAGAGGAACGACTGCAGTTGGCAATCTATCATAACGAGATGAACGCAACGTGGTGCCACCTTTTGAAGGCAATTTCTTCTGCATGGCAGCAAGCTTAAAGATAAGGCGAGGAGTTCTCACCGCTAAAAGCTGCTCATCTGCAGTAGCTTGCACTTCTGGTGGGAGGTTACTTGGACTATTGATCATAGTCTCTCCTAAAAACAGAAATGTAGATTATGTTTTATGGGACTTATGAAGTTGGTGATGCTTCTTACACCTGAGGTTAGCGATTCCTCGTTACGCATCGGATTGTTTTATGATGACCGTCTCATCAGAAGTGGGTGATGCTTCCTACACCTTGAGGGCACTATATAACAAAACTGTTATGTGACACAAGAAAAGTAAAAAAATAGGGACTACCGATTGCTCAGTAATCCCTAAAAAAGGTAGTATATATGTATATTAGTTGCCGAGTTTACGTCGTACTTCGGCTTGAATTCGTTTAGCGTCTTCTTCAGTCATAACCAATCTACCATCAGTATCATAGCGACCGAACTTGGTAAGTGGTGACTGTGATACGGGAGCAGAAGAGGAGGGTGATGGTTTGAGTTTATTAGCTTCTATTTTCTTTTCAGCCATTCTAATCTCCTCGGTTTGTCTTAATAATGGTGAGGCTTCTGCGATACCATAGTTCTTTATCATATTATAGGCCAATTTTGACCGTGTTCGCAAGTTAGGTGATGCCATGATAGTGGCATACTCATCAGGATATAATCGTGCAAAGGTTTTGATATTATCCTTTGATACCACTTCATCAAAATCTTTGAGAGCATTGATCTCTGATTTTGCTTCAGATATTTCTAAGCGTTGTTGCAGTTCTTGCAAAGCTGCTTTGGTTTCTGAAAGCTCGCCTTTAATTTTCTTAGTAGTTCTCTGTAGGTTTTTATTATAAACGTAATCATCAGGATCACCGAGTGCTTCCTCTTCTTCTTGGTTAACGGGAACATTATTAGATTCACGATACTGTTGCTGCTCTTGAGCTTTTCTTTCAGCCGCAGCTGCTCTTTCTTCTGCTTCTTGAAGAGCAATCTGTAGCTTCTTAAAGTTCTCGCGTGCTATACGATCTTTATTCTCCGTAACAGGAGAAGTTTCGGGAATTGGTTGTTGCGCTTCAAGATTTTCAGCAACGGCTTGTTTTATTTCTTCACTCATTATGCTCCTAGGCTACTGCTGGTTTATTAACTTTGATTATTGCTTTTGGTTTGTTTGGATCTTCTTTGTTTTCTTTAGCCACCCATTTCTCTAACTCTCCCGATTCCATCATCACCACAAAGGAAGTACGAGATTTAAGAGCGGGATTAGAAAGATAGCGATTTCTATTCCTATAAAGATCATCAGAAATGTTCTTGCGAGGTATCGACCATAAGAATTCTAACTGATCTGTCTCTTTGTGATACTTCCATACATTTTGATTATAGGCAGGAGTGGGACACGATCTTCTAAAAAATACTTTATCTTCAGGTTCCATAATCATTTCAGGAAGTTTCTGTCCTGGTATTTGAACGGCTGTATATTTTTGAGAGGGAACGAGAACAATATAAAAATTTATGTTAGAAAAATAATCTTTTTTGCGTGCTTCATGGGTAAGAGCGTAGAGTTTTTTGAGGCGCGTCTCGCTCATTTGCCGTGATATTTCTAAAGTCTCTTCTTTAATTAATTTTGCTTCGTAAATATCTTCTGGTGACTGTAGAATTTTTCTCATATCTTCCCTTTCGTGCCTCTAAAATACGAAAATCCCCCAGAGAAAGCAATAAACACTGGGGGAGGGATCATAGTATTGAGAGAATCAGATACTATTTCTTTCTTTTTACCTTTTCGCCGGCTTTGCGTGCTTCAGATAGTCCGATAGCAATGGCCTGCTTGCGAGATTTAACCAGAGGGCCTTTTTTGGAACCGGAATGAAGCTTATCTTCCTTCCATTCTTCCATTACTTTTGAGACTTTATTCTTCTTATGTTCTTTTTTCTCGTGTTTCTCACGAGCTTTCTTAAATTTATCCGCTACTTTTTCCATACGGCTCATAGTAATTCCTTATTTCTTTACCGGAACTGAATTTGGTCTTGGTTCTGGTCGGGGTGCAGGTTTAGGTTTGGGTAATGCCATAATATCCTTAAAGAAGGGCTCATGTGTGTGTCGTCCATGAGCCCTCCGTGTCCAGAGGCGATCTGGAGAAGAAAGATTATCGTACGTTTGCCTTGGTATAGGTTGTTGCCCATTCTTTGCGTTGCTTTTCGGTAGGCATATAAGTTTCTTTTTGCTGAAGGTCTTTTTCAGTTTTAAGAATCTTATACGCTACTTTAGCAAGTGCAGGAATTGGTCTCATGGCTTGCATAGTTACCTCTACCAATTTTTTGGATCGGTCAACTTGTCGAATGCTTCCTGATCTTCTCGAGTTGTCTTATTAACCTGCTCATAAAGATCACCAAGTCTACCGGAACGGTGTTTGTTTGCGTGATAGGTCACATCAAACTCATGAACCCCACGTTTGAGTAAGGCTGGCTCATTCCAATCTTCTTGAATAAACGATCCTCGAGGATTATTAGGTTTCATAGCTCTACGTTCAGAGCTTTCTCCCATATATGAACGATCAGCGCCGCCTTGAGCCATATCGGTGTTCTTGGGGCGTTTATTATTTTCATAATACTGGGTATTACCCGGATTTTCGTAACGTCTTTTTGCCATGGTAGGCTCCTTCGAAAATGCGAACCTCAAGTGAGTCGCAAGGTTACACCTCTAACGAAGTTCAGGACCTTCCTGAGCTTGTGGGGTATTTTTTTGTGATGGTTTTGCCTTGTCCTCTTCAGCATTAGCTGTTACTTGCTCTGATGCTTTGAGCGCTGTAGCAATTGCCACCAATTCCTTAAGATGAGTTATATCAATACTTTCTAATTCTTTGAGTGCTTTCACCATATCAAGCGTCGCTGCTTGATCAGCACGGTTCGCTTCATGAATCTTTTCAACTGCAAGCGCTCTATTCTCTTCAACACGAGAAGTACGTTCTGCATAAAGACCCATATCAGCAGCGGCGCGGGCTTGTGATAGCTGTGATCGTGCTTGTAGTTCCTGCATCTGTACTTGTGCCTGCATCTGTTGTTGTTGTTGTGCTTGCTGTGCTTGTTGCTGCATCTCTTGGATAATCTCTTCTTTGCCCTGGAGCGTAGCTTTTTGGATCATGCGTGAATCTGGAATAGCGATACCGGCTTTGCGAAGCTCAAGTAGTTGTGCAAATTCAAGCTGTTGTTGTGTCTCTGTATTAAAGCCAAGCTCTGTTACGCAGTGATACTTACCAAATGCTTTATCATAGAACTGAGGCGCCGGCTCTTCACCCTCAAGTAAACGTTTAACTTTGCCAGGCGTCCAATTGCGTTGGATGGTTGCGAGGGTTATGTTACCTAGAAGATTCTGAGAGAGATCAAGTCGATCAAAAAGAGGCTGTTGTGCGGTTAATCCTGCGGCAGTGCGAAGGGCTGATTGATAGCCTGATGAATCATCCTCTACTACTTTACCCAAGTTCTCTTGAGAGAGTCCTATTACATTAAACATCTCATTATCATAGAGCTTTAACTGCTCAAAGGCTGAAGGAGGAATGTTGGGTGCTGGAATAGGCATAACATCTTGCAGAGGTACGGCATTATCTTTGAGTGGTATAAGTCTGCCCTGTCCGGTTTGAAGGAGATGCTTAGGATCAAGGACAGCCCCTTGCTTGAATATCCAACCGGTATTTACTACCGACTCAAGATAATCGGCATTAAGTATGATACGGCGGTTAAAAAGTATCTGTGGAGAAATGAGAGAGGTCATCACCGATTGTATACGATTGTACATGTATGGCATCTCTTTTGAGTAATAGCCAAGCACGGGCACAAAGGGGAAACAAT